CCCGCGACCCCCGCGACCCCCGCGACCCCCGCGACCCCCGCGCCCGGCCCCGCCCCGCGCGGCGCCAGCCCCGCCCGCGGCTCCGCCCCCGGCCCCGCCCCCCGCGCGGCCCCCGCGCTTCCGCCCGCATTTCCGCCCCCCCCCGAAAGAGACCCCCCCCGGTCCGCCGGGCCCCCCGCCGGCCGGCGCGGAGGG